ATGAAGTTTCACGGATTAGAGGTTACAGGTGGAACCGCGCGCTTTGTGTTTTACGGAACTGACGGGCGCAAGTTTGTGGAGCCTGCGGAGGTATGCAAGGAGTGTACTGGCGAGGGTGAATACCTGGGCGAGGAGCCTGTGGTAGACTACGAACACGGCGGGTACCTGAAAGAGGTCAAGGTGACATGTCAGACGTGCGAGGGATACGGATGGGTGGTGCAGGATGAAGAAGAAACCTAAGAGAAGTGGTTTTCAAGACAACGTTGACTTAGACCGCTGCGCTGCTTGTCATCGCGCCTATGATATTACTATGGGTGGTTGGGTTATCTTAGCCTCAGGGCAGTTGATTTGTGACCCTGTAGATCATCACGAATGCTGGGAAAAAGTCGCTACGTTGACTAAGAAAAAACAGGGGTTGACAAATGCCAATTCGGAAGTACGCTAACGCGAGGCCGACAGGCCGAGATAGTGATTACAGTGTAAGTGAATACAGTGCTAATCACAGTGCATACACTGAAACTACTAATACTATAAATAGCACTGTAAGTGATTACACTGTCTGTAGTGATGACACTGTAGCGCGCGCGAGGGATCAGCTCAAAGATACGTTGACTAAGATGTCACCTGCGTACAAAGCAGGGAAAGCGCGGAGGCAAGCCGATCCGTTGGCGTGGAGGATCGAAAAAATCCTACGTAGACTTAGACCCATGCTGTCGGCGCAAAACTTCATGGAACTGGCAACTGAGATTTCACAGGCAGATACCATGCAAAAGGTGGCAATCGCTCAGAGGCTTGAGGAGTGGCTAAAGCATGCTCACGGCTATGGTGACACCTAAAAACAGAAAAAGCCCCTCTGTGGGGCTTCTCCGTGGCTCTCAGGCTATGTTTAGATGCGGGCTTGTATGTATCCGTGAACACCTGAGTACGACATAAGGTCTAGTTCATCGTTTACTCTGATCCAATTACCTACCATTGAAACGCTGTATCCGTGGCGCTCAAGGTTAGCTTTTGCCCATTTCTGAAACGCATTCATTCTCCAATCTTCGTTCATTGTGTCGCCTCCTTGATTAGCGTGTACTCTGCAATGCGTTTCCCTGTCGCTACTTCTACGCGCTCCGTGTGTATGTCGTGCCCTTCGTCGCGTAGGTCTTTGATCCGTGCTGCAAGGCGAAAGCACCCATACAATTGCAAAGCCTCAAATGCTGTGATTGTTTGTGTGCGTAGGTGCGCAAGGATAGCGCGTGTTTGTGTTGCCTCTGTCATTGTCTTAGCTCCTATGGTGTCACGTAAAGAAACGCGAAAGTTACGATGATGATTGCAATGCCGCCTAGCCAATCGGATAAGGTGGCGTGTCTGAATGCTTCTCTGATCTGTTTCATAGCGTGGCCTCTTGGTTGGCGTATTCGACGACTGCAAATTCATCTGGTGAATATTGATCCTCTACATCGCGGCCTTCGTTTAGCGTTTCTAACGTGTCCCGCATTTCTTTCTCAGCCTCCTCTTTGGTTGCATACTGAAAGATTACGTCGTTCCCGTTCTTATCTTGTGTCCATTCGTAACCGTCACCGCATAGCGTGTCGTGTACTATGATGTATGTTTTCTGTGTCATTATGCTGCCTCTCTCTTGTGCCATGCGTTGATACCTTCCATGAATGCATTGATCCAATCATAGGTTTCACGCGCAGTGCCGCGAGGGCTTAGATCACGTTCACCGCCTCCTTCGTTGCATATCTGTGATAGACGGTATCCACCGTATGCACAGTCAAGGACATACGTGTTAGGGTTTGCATGATACTTACCGTCTAATCCCTTTGACCATGCTTCCGTGCGATAGCCAAAGGTTTGGTTAAGCAATTCAATGCGGCGGTATAAATCTTTCTTTGTGATACGTTGTGACATTGTATACCTCACGAAAGTGTTAGAAGGAAAAGGTTAGCGCCAAGCCAAAGCAAGTTTGCCATAAGGCCAAAGACTGCAACGTGGATGACGATTGTTTCTATCTTGTTTCTCATTGTTACGCCTCCAATCCGCTTAGTGTCGCTTTGATGTAAAACGCTTCAATGATCTCAACGCCGTAACGCTGTTGCAGATCAAGCAAAAGCTCTGCCCATAGCTTAGTCTTTGTTGTGTCGCGCTCTTTCTTAGCTTCAATGTATGCAGCGTATGCTTGAGCTAAGTCTTTTGTTTGTTTCTGTTGTTTCTTTGTGAAAGCCATTTTCTTTCTCACTGTTTGTCATGTTGTGACAATCAATCTAAGCATTTGACACGATATGTCAACAGGTAGCAGCAAAAAAATTACAAGGCGCAACATTTATTGCGCTAATCAATCCAATGCGCTATATCTAGTTACGTGAAAACCTCTTTTCACAGAAAGCCTCTCCATGGGCTTTTCTGCCTCACTTAACTAGCCCCCTTCGGGGGGCGTTCTTTCAAAGGGGAAACACAATGGCGAGCAGGACAGTAGATACAAAGACAATGCAAATAATCTGCGACAGACTAGCAGACGGTGAAACACTCACAGAGATAGCAGCAGACAAGAATTTGCCATCATATCGCAGCATCACACGCGCAGTCCAAGACAGTGAAACAATGTGGGAAATGTATCGCAAAGCGCGCATTCTCCAAGCTGAGTATATGGCAGACAGAATAAACGCCCTCGCAATGGAACCACTGCCAAATGACAAGGATGCTCGTGTCATTGGCGCAGAAGTGCAGCGCAGACGGTTGGAAATAGAGACACTCAAGTGGACAACGGCGCGTAATCAGCCATTTGGTATCCGTGACAAAAAAGAAGATCAGCCACAAGCGCAGACGTTCACAATCAGTTGGGCGGGTGGCGATACCGCAGTGACGGGCGATGATGATGAGGTGCTTCACTAGTGGTGGGATACCGTGTCAGCAAACATCCTGTGTGACCGAGCTACGCGCGCGAGGCGACACACGGCGTGTTGCAGTGCAGCAATCACAAGGCCTCACTCGCTTTGTGCGTGTGCAATCGCAAGGGATTGTATAGCTAATCCGATCAGGCACAGAATGTTGTAAAGGCAAAGGGGTGATAATATGAATTATGTTAAAACTTTTTCGATACCGCGCACCCCCACCCCCCGCAGAACCACCCGCCGATCCTTACCACATATAATACCCGCAGGGGGGATACAGTGACATCCACACTCTCTCCTGATCAGCAGGCAGCATTAGGCCATATATCAGCGCTGCGGAGAGGCGTTGTAGAGGGCGAGAGCGTTTCAGAGCAGTTAGAGAGCGCTGTATTGCTTATAGACCTGTATGAGGCTATTCTGGAGCTGCATGGCATATTGATCTATGAGAACCAGTCGGAGGTAAAGCAACAGTGACGCACATAGAGATACCGTATGACCCGAGGCCGTTGCAGATGAAGCTGCATAATGAGATGCAGGAGAAGCGGTGGGGCGTTGTTGTGTGTCATCGTCGTTTTGGTAAGACTGTATGGGCGATTAATCATTTACTTAGGGATGCGTTTTTTTCTCAGAAGCCGAACCCCCGTTATGCCTATATGGCACCCACCTATCGTCAGGCGAAGAATGTAGCTTGGGATTATATAAAACATTTTGCAGGTGGTGTGCCTAATGTGAAGTTTCACGAGACTGAACTGCGGTGTGATCTGCCTACTGGTGCTAGGATTTCTTTGTTAGGTGCTGAGAACCCAGATAGTTTACGTGGGATATACTTGGATGGGTGTGTCATGGATGAGGTTGCTGACATGCCTGAGAATGTATTTCCTGAGGTATTGAGGCCAGCGCTTTCTGATAGAAAGGGGTTCTGTATCTTTGTTGGTACTCCTAAGGGGCATAATGCTTTCTATGATTACTATGAGCAGGCTGCGTCTAGCGATGATTGGTTAGCGGCTGTATATAAGGCGAGTGAAACGGGGCTGTTGGATGCGGAGGAATTGGAAGCTGCGCAGGCTATGATGACGCACGATCAGTATATGCAGGAATTTGAGTGTTCTTGGAATGCGAATGTGCCTGGTGCGATTTATGGCAAGGAGTTGGAAGCGGCTACGACTGAGGGGCGTGTGACAAAGGTTCCTTATGATCCGAGTGTTAAGGTGGATACTTGGTGGGACTTGGGTGTTGGTGATAGTACGTCTATTTGGTTTACACAGACTGTGGGACGTGCTGTGCATGTGATTGACTACTATGAGAACAGAAACCAGGGTTTGCCGCATTATTGCCAGATACTTAATTCTAGGAACTATCTTTATGGTACGCACAACGCTCCGCATGATATTGAAGTGCGAGAGTTAGGGTCTGGTAAGTCTCGTAGAGAGGTTGCATGGGATTTGGGGTTGAATTTCCGTGTAGTTCCTAAGTTACCTGTTGAAGATGGGATACACGCGGCACAGATGTTGATACCGCGTCTGTGGTTTGACCGTGAGAAGTGTAAGCAGGGTTTGGAGTGTTTGCGGCAGTATCATAGATCGTACAATGACAAGACGCGCAGTTTTAGGGCTACGCCTGTGCATGATTGGTCTAGCCATGCTGCTGATGCGTTTCGATATTTCGCAGTAGGGCTTAGAGAGAGTGGGCCTAGTATGAAAGCGCCACAGATGCAGGCGGTAATGGATTATGACCCGTTCGCGGCTTGAATATAGGACTGCACGGTTTACTGATGCTGATAAAGTTGTGGAACTGTGCGCTAAGTTCCATGCGGAAAGTTGGCAGAGTTTTGCTGACTTCGATGTAGAGAAAATGCATGAGTGGATAGTTTCTCAGATTGATAATGATGACGCTGAGATATTCACGGCGTGGGACGGGACTGAGCTTGTTGGTTGCCTGATTGGTATGGTTGTTACGTTCCCATATAGTAATACTCTAGTCGCGGGGGACTATATCTGGTATGTTGTGCCTGAAAGTCGCGGCGGTATGACGGGTATTCGTTTGATGCGGATGTTTGAAAGCTGGGCTAGAGGAGTTGGTGCGGTACGCATTTCTACGGGCGCTACGTCTGGGATAAATACGGAACGTGCTTCTATGTTGATGGAGCGTCTTGGGTTTTCGCCTGTTGGCGTGATTATGCAGAAGGAAAGTTAAGATGGGTGGTTTTTGTGGCGGTGGTAGCTCAAGTAGGACTTCTTCAAGAAGCGCGGGGCGCGGAAGTGGTCGCGGTAAGAGCGCAACACAGACAGTTAAGAGTGCAGCGTCTAGTTTAGCCACTGACATTAAGATGGGGCTATCTACGTTTGGTCAAAGCAAGGAGCAGCAGGCTCAAACGCTGCGTGACCAAGGATATAGCGAAAGAGCTATCACAAGCTATCAGGAGCGCACTGCGGCTTCTTTGGCGAGGGCACAGGCTGAACAAGCTAGAATTTCTAAAGACGACAAACCTGCTACTGTAACCTCTACGCCAGAGCCAGAGGCTCCGACTGAGCCAGAGACACCTACTACCCCTACTCCCCCAAGAACACCCACCCCTCCTCCATCCCCGCCTGATATTGGAACAACTACAGTAGTAGATACGGGTGTAGATACGACATACAAAGGTGGCAATGTTGAAGTTGGTGATGTCGTTGATAACCGCGTTGTAACGAGCGAAACGGAAGCAGAAGCGATTGAAAGCACTGGTAAAGGGCGTAGATCAACGATTGCAACATCTCCTAAGGGCTTGCTCGGCACTGGTGGTGCGACACGTCCACGTCGATCTCTAGTAGGCGGTGGGCTTATCAGATGATGTACCGCGCTAAGAATATCGCTGGTGAAATGGGTGCGAAGTCATCGCAACCTGCAAAGCGCCGTGCAGATATGACAGTTGATCCATTAGAGCGACTAAATCAGAAAATGGCTGGTCGTATGCAAGGTGGAGCTGTGGAGGGTTCTTCTAAGAAAAAGAAACGCACTTCACTTATGAATAGTATGGGAATGATGTAATGGCACAAATAAATCCGCTGATTGCGCAGCTAGATCGCAGATACAAGACCCTGCAAAGCAAGCGGTCAAATTGGGAAAAGCACTGGCAAGAGCTTGCGGATTATATGTTGCCGCGTAAGGCAGACATTACAAA